GCGCCCTGATTGGTCGGCTCAGTCGGCTCTGCTGCCGGTTCCTGATCCAGAACATCTTTTAACAGGTCGAATTTGTCCTGCATTTTCTGGAGTTCTTCTTTGGCTGCCTTTGCCTCCTCCAGTTTTCCATCGTTTGCCAGATCTACCACTTTCTGCTTCTGTTCGTTAATCTGGTTTAACAGTGCAAGTAATTTTTTATTCATACTTTATCTCCTTTCACACCCCGTATAAATCGAGGTCTTTTAATAAATCTTCTTTTTCCGCTTCCATAGATTTTTTCTTTTCTTTGGCCACTCTGAACTCTTTCACCATATCCGGAGTTACTGCCATCATCCCTGCAGTGTTGGTCATGACTGTCGGCTCTTCTGAAATTCCATCAACAAAGCCAAGTTCTACAGCCCTGTCTGCCGTCAACCAGGTTTCCTCATTCATAAGCTGTAAAATTTCATCTTTGGGGCGGCCAGTTTTCAACACATAGGCATTTGCGAGTGCCTCATCATATGTTCGCAAAGTCTCAGCCATTTTTTCCATGTCCTGATGATTTCCAGCGACCCGACTGGTAGATACGCAGTGAATCATCAGCATTCCAATCGGGGACATGGTACAATGTCCTGCCATCGCAATCACCGATGCTGCTGACGCTGCGTAGGACTCCACCTCGATATCAATATCACTCCGGCCACGAAGCATAGCATACATTTCCTGCCCAGCCATGACCTCACCGCCTCCAGAATTGATCTTCACCTGCAGACGGTCACCTTTTGGCAATTCTGCGAGTGCCTTCTGGACATCTCCCGGCGTGGAACACTCAATCCCAAACCAGTCATAGATTTCCTTCCAGTCGTTTCCCACAATGTCACCATTGATTTTTAAAACCACTATTCTTTTCCTCCTTTCCCATTTACTCCATATGCAGCGCCGACCGATGTCAGCGGAACATAGTTACCATTTACAATCAGTACATCGCCGCCATCCTGTGACGGAAGGTCCAGATAGTGCCGTGCCTCATTCGGCGTGTAAACACCGTTTTGAACGGCCGATGTGATTGTTTTCATCTGCGTTTCCGCATTGGCCCGAAGCAGAACCCGCTCGTTGAACTTGTACAGGAAGCCATCAGCCCGCTGCTTGTCCATCAGGCACTTATAATTGATTTCCTGTTCATACATCGTGAGCCGGTACAGCATCGTATCAACTAAAAAGGCCAGCTGCTGCGTTTCTGAGTTCGCATAGCTGGACTTTTCATAATCATTGATCTGATTCGGTTTTACTCCAAATGCCGCTGCAATCTGGAGCGCATTATACTTTCTGAGTTCGTAATACTGTGCATCGGTCAATTTGTAAGTAAGAGGCTGCAGCGTAAAACCTATTGGCAATGCAACAACTTTTCCAGCATTTTTTACACCAGTCAGCAAATCATTGTATTCTTTTTGGAGCTGCAAGCGGAGTTTCTTGTCTAAATCACCCGTATATTGCAATGTACTGGATGCTGTCAAACCGCCCTTATACAATCCATTCAGATACGACTGCGAATGCCATGCTCCTGCCACGGTATCTTTCAGTATATCCTGCACAGATTTACCCATGATTCCATCCCACGTCAGCCAGGTCTTGAAATGCAGCACACTATCCTGCCGGAATGTATAGGTTTTTCCAGTCTTTGGGTCAGAATAACGATAGTAAAGCTGCCCTTTTGCCCCAAAAATTCCCGCATCATCCATCAGAACATCCACACATTCAGACTGCATGGGCCAGAAGCCTTTTACTACAATATCTCCTCCATATTTACCTTTTCTGACATATTCCGTCTGAATCCATGCATAAGCGTTCCCGTAATGCTGACAATTCGCTTCTAACATTGACCAAAACGTTGACGGTGTCATAATCGGATTTGGTCGATACATCAGCAAATTTGCCGTCTTATCGGTCGGCGCCCTCACCCGTCCACCACTCTTGTCTTCCTGATAGAATTTAAGCGGCATTTTCCCCATCGTCTCTGACAGAACCTTCAGGCAGGTGAAATATGTAGTTTCCGCAATCGCCTTCGGCTTACTCGAATCAAGCCCCAACCACTCTACCAGTTTTTCAAATCCATTGTCCGCAGAAACATCTGCAGCAATTTCATTTCGGAAGATTATTCCTTTGACTACATTTAAGAATCCCATTATCCAATTCCCTCCAAAAATTTTGCAACATAATCATTGATATTTTCCGCTTCAAAATCATGGTATAGTGCCAACTTAAACGCCGCCAGCGTTGCATCAATCGGGTCAATTCGCTTTGTAGTGGCATCTTTATCAATCTTAATCAAACCATTATTTGTTCTAATCACAGCATTGCTCATGGCATAATTTAAAAGCGGGTTATGCGTATATGCCACATTTCCCGCAAAAACCTGTTCCCGAAAGCCCTGCGTTGACTCATTTAAAGATTTGTGGCTCTGGAATACCTCTTCAACTGTGTATCCCTGATCTGACAAATCTGTCATGAGCTTAGATGCATTTGCCGGATCAAAGCACAAACACTGAATATCCAGGTTGTACTTCTCACATTCATCCAAAATATATTTCATAACAAAATTCTGATCCACAATCGGTGTATTCGTTAACGTCAGATACCCCAATCGTTCCCAGGCATCGTACGGCATTTTATCTTTTATGATGTGCTCCCGCAGCTTGTCCGCTGTAGGAATAAACGAGTGCGTCCACATCACATACTTCACAACAGGATTTCCCTGCGCATCCAAATCAGTACTCTGATACGGGATGATAAAGGCTACAGACGTCAAGTCAATCTTAGATGATACATCGAAACCTACATAAACCGGATGCCCTGTAACATCTATCGGCAGTTCTTTTACTTCACATGCCTTCCATTTGGCCATGTCCATGTAGCCATTATCCTTGGCCTGCACCCACATATTCAGTACTTTCGTCAAAAATGCTATCATTTTTTCCGGAATCTGCTTAGCAACCTCATAATCCCCTTTGATTTTCTGTAAGCCTTCCGCAAAATATCCCCTGATTGGATTCGCCTTCTTCCAGGTATCTTCTGATCCAATATCATCTCCTGGATCCGCCTCGCATATATCGACAAAATACTCGTCGTTATGCACATCCACGCTGGGATCTAATAATTTTGAGCAATAATCATATTCCTGCGTGTAGCATGGATATGTCAGATCCTTACCCGCCGTTGTAATAATTGATAGCAACGGCTCCTTGGTATTGGAGCCAAGTGCCAAATCGTAAAAATCCGTAGTTGGATGCTGATGATACTCATCAATGATCAAAAATGCCGGGTTCGTTCCGTCTCCAGATTTTCCATCCTCTTTTGACAAGGCCTTGATAAAAGATCCTGTTTTTAGATGCTCAATACAATCTCGCTTAAAATTAAATTTAGAGCGAATAAGAGTCCCTTTTGTCATCAGATCACATTCATCAAATACAATTTTGGACTGATCACGTTTAACTCCCGCTGTGTAAATTTCATTTACTTCATGATTTTGCGACGAAGTGATGCCAAGCTCATACAAAGCCTCACCGGCTTCCATCTGGGACTTTGCATTTTTCCTGGCAACCTCGGTAAATGCCTTTCTGAAGCGGCGCCTTCCCGTTTCCCGGTGGATCCATCCATAAATCTGGCACTCCCTAAATTTTTGCCAGGGTGTTAAAATTATTGGTGTTCCAGCCAGTGCTCCTTTGGTATGTTTCAATAAGGCAAACCATTTTACAATTTTATCTGCCCTCTGTTCATCCCAAATATACGGAAACTCCGGTGTCCCAATTCGTTCCAGATCCCGAAGGAAGCGTTCACAGGCCCATACATGTTTCTTTCCGGAGGGAATTACACCTGAAATACAGTCATGGCAATACTGAATGATTTCTTCTTTGTTACTCATCAAAAATCACCAAAGACTTTCTTTAAATCTTCTTCCTCCTGGCTTACCTTTGCATGTGCCGCTTTAAGCTGACCGTCCAGTGTCATGCCCAAACGCCTGGACGATTCTGCCATATCCCTCCTGGCTTCATCCATCATCTTTACCAACGGATTTGGCTTTGGACCGCCGCGCGTCTGAACAATATACGTGAAGTCTTTCTTCCTTACCTCTTTCACCAGATCCATATAGCGGCCATAACTGTTCGCATAATTCAGAAGATCAGATTTATTTAAATTTCCAACCATTCCTACTTCCTCACGCAGACGCTTTAAAGCTCTGTCATATTCCTTCCGCGCGGTCGTATTTACAAACTGTGATGCGGTTACCTCATCCAGATCTGTACCATCAGACTGTATCAATGATTCTTCATATTCTCTGCGAGCTTTTTCCGCTTTTGTTCTATGTTTTGAGCTAAGCTGCAGTACTTTTCTATTATTGGCCATATCTATCATCACCTTCCTTTTTGACCCCCAAAAGGGAAATTTGCGGAAAGAAAGGGGAGGCTGCGGTCTAGCCGCGGAACCCTTATACTTTTCTATAGCCCCCTGGGTGGTCTGCCCATTCTGGTACTCTTATGAGTTCTCTCAGTTCCTCTTGTGCTTTCCTCTTCTCCTCATCGGATACCCGGTACCGTGTGTGCACCTCGTCGTGCGATGATCTTGATAAAGGTATCAGGTTGTCCAGCTGCCAGAAGCGTTCCGGATCTTCCTCGGCTGGCACGATATGATGAACCGTGAAAGCATATTCAAGTTTTCCATGCTTCTGTGCGTACGGATCAATGCCGGAATAAAAGCTAATGACTGCTGCCCTTGTCTTCTGCCATCTGGAAGAGTGGTACAGCTTCCGCGTTTTATCTGGCGCGGCATACTCCCGCTTATATCCACACCCGCATTTTTCTCCTTCCGGCACTCTTTTTTTGCAGTGCGGACAACGTTTGTAAATCATGTGCTTCCCCCATATTTTGGCATAACAAAAGAGCGCCCAAACGGACGCCCTTTCATTACATATTCTTAATTTTACGTATCAATTTTCTTTTCTGCCACCAGCTTAAACAGGGATTCTTTTTTATGAGTTCTATGTCCTCTTCGCCTGGTGGCGGCATCAAACTCATTAATTTCTGTACAGCTTCTGACAGTTCTTTAGTAGAAACACCGCAATCGCTCATGTTTAAGTTCATTTGTTCACGCTCCATTCTGCTCCTCAATAAACTTGTTCATCATTGCAGTGATCTGTGCGGCCTGACTAACGCCAGCTTTTTCACAGGCTTCTGCAAATCTTTCTGCCACATCTCGTTTCAATTTAAAGCCTTTGGTCATATATCCGGCTTTCTTCTGATACTTTTCTGATGCTACAGTCTGAGCATTGGGACTACCTTTTGGCATGTTTATCCCTCCACTTTCTGTAAGCAACACCAGCAATCTGACTAACAATAACTGCTACAATAATTGCTACTATAACTTCTATTTTCATGCTTTACAAAGATGAGCGTTTGTGTTATTTTCTAGTTACAGGAGAGAGCTCTGACCTCTCTCCCCAATCAACTTACCGGGTAATCATATGGACAACCAACCCTGAGATTACTCCAGCAATAACTCCTGAGATTGTCTGCACTGCGAATGCTTCCCAATCGATGGAGTTTTTCTTTTTCGGCTTGTGCCGATTTCGATTGCTCATCTCTTTTACCTCCTTACATTATGTATTATAATATAGGGTTTACCATATGTCAACACTTTATGCAAAGAAGTATAGAAAAACACCCATCTTGCGACAGGTGTTTCTCAGAAAGGTATGTTTATAAAATTAAATACATACATCAGATGGCCACCATCTGATGTAATTGGAACGGAAGGACTTGAACCCTCGACACGCTGGATATAAGCCAGCTGCTCTGACCTGCTGAGCTACGTTCCATTATGCAGCTGTTTGCAATCGGTAGCTGCCAACCAAATCCCCCGCCAGGCTGTGACACCTGGCAAAAGGAAATTCACATATGAATTGAGGAGGTTTATAAAGCCGCTTGCTGTTTGGAGTAGCCTCAGCTTTTCGCCTTTGGCTTCGACTATATTATAAAACGACTTTTCCGACTTTTCCGACCTTTTTTTATTTTATGCCCACTTTTTTTAAATAAGCATCTCGAATATGTAACCGCGGATAGTCCGGACTATTGGCATAGCCAAGCTGATTCGAAATTTTCGTCCACGTTGCCCCATCAATATAATACATCCGGAAGACCGTTCTGGCCTGCACATTCTCTATACCATCAATCCAATTTTCCACAGCCTGACACCGTGCTTTTTTCTTTTCAAGGTCCTGCTGCCGTCTGCCATACCGTTCCCAATCGAATCCAATCACAGCCTGCGCTCGTGGCTCCCCAGTTTGATAATTCAGAATTACGCTGTTACCAAAACCATTATCTCCCTGCTGCATATATGCAATTTCATGCTCCAGAAGAGGGATCTCGCTCTTGGTCTTTCTGTATGTACTTAAAAGCTTTTTTGTCATCTTAATCCCGCTCAATGGAATCACCTCCAACCGGCCTTATCTTAATCTTACTCAAATCTATCCCGCTGCATTTAAGGCACTGACACACATCTTTCCACTCCTGCTGATCAGCTTCACTCATCGAGTAATTTCCCTTCCATTTTGATGCCCGTCCAGCTTCTTCAAAAGTATATTCGCCGCGAAGTTTTCTACAGCTATGCGCGTACACCCGAACGATTCCAGCGGAACATCCTAATTTTTGGGCTGCATCTACTGCTGTATACTCACCGATCAGTTTCCCACTACGAAACACATTGTACTTTTTAGCTACGGCCATTACCACCACCTCCCTCATTTATCCACGCCTGAATCGCAACTGTAAATTTCAGTTTTGCTTACCATTCATGCTGCTCTGCCTTAATTTCAAACTTCAATTCGTCTTCTTTAATATCAAGAGCTTTTTTCATATTGCATCTACTGGTTCCCCCTGCATATGGGACAAATAAACTTTTAATTATTTCGCTTGTGTACAATTGGATACAAGGTGTTTCCCCGTCAATCTTCGTATCAACTTCCAGATAGTCCAAAATATTATTGACCTGCTGCACCACATCTTCAATGAGATTTAATGCGCCCTTATAGATATCAACGTAGCCATTAATCCTGATATAATGCTGTCCTTCATCAATCCAGGCACCACAATCTGGGCATTTTCCATCAATAGGTTGTAATGCTTCGTACACCGTTTTGATCTTTGCATTTTCCTTGATTTCGCAATATGGGCAATGTAAACTCATGCTTTAATCCTCCAAATCTTAATTATTGATTGCAATACGCTAAAAACGCACTAATGGTTTCATCAGCCTCACATCTCGTGTAATATCGTTTCCTTTTATTTTTCTTTCTCCACAATGGCAATCCGTGCATTTTTCTCTGATTATTAGTAAGCAACATAATATACATAATATTTGCTATCCATCCTCCAAATCTTAATTATTCGACCTTTCCAAAGCGTCTTGTATAGTAGCCTTGCCAGCCGATACTATCAACAGGTGCCGCTTCTCTTTTCTTGTACTTTTCCAACAGTTGGTCTACTTCCGGCATTGAAGCAATTAAATTGATCCAATCCATTGCACTCGACTGCTCTGTAATGGTGCTTCTTACTCGTTCCATCAATTCATCAGCATCAATTAATCTCATAGCAACCTCCAATCTCAATTCCTCTATCATTTAATAATCGGACATATATCCGCAGTCTTTCCGCTCATGTACGCTACAGTTACTCTGCAATACTTTCCCATCAGTTTTAGCAGCATGCAAATTCCGTCATTTTCTCCTTGTATTTTTACGCAATAACCGCAAGTCCTACATGAATACGGTCTATCAACTTCAACAATCCCTTTATCCATCTAATATCCCTTTCCAAGTCTTAATAAAAGTCATCTGCATCGTCCAGAAAGTCCTCATAGACCTCGCATCCCGCGCAAGTCTGCTCGTTGCATTCCAGAATATAGTTACAATACGGACACTTCATTATGTTCTCCAAATCTTAATATAGCCACCGTTCTGCCAGCCCGTTCGTAGTTAATTCAAGATGTTTTCTGCAAACAGTTTTATTGCGGTATCGGTTTGGCCAGCTATATTTCTGACCGTACCAAAAGCTTATGCGTATTTTTCTAGAGTCTTTTCTCCACTCTATATTTTCTCTTCTCGCCTCTTCTCTTCTTTTCCGATATCCCTCGCATGCTAATATGAATTTTCTGAATTTCTTCTTTTTCTGTCTCCCGTTCATAACATCCTCCAAATCTTACTTCCGCTTCCCGCCTGTCCGGCAACGCTTGTACCAGGCCCTCCGGCGCTGGATCCGCCCGTAACGTTCCAGCAGCCAGTTAATCTTTTCGAGCTTGCCTTTCTCGATCAGTGTAAACTCCATTTAGATCACACCTCCCGGTACGGTTCCGGCAATGGCATCCAGGCAAGCACGTGAAACTCGAATGTTGCCAGGCTCTCATATCCTGCTGCGCCCTGAATAAACCAGAAACCGTTATCATAGCTTCCTGTCTGTATGCACATACCGGTTCTTAATGACCTGCTCTTCATGCACAGCAACACGCTTTTGTTTCGCTCCGGCATTCGCTCAGCTACTGGAATCCACTGCACTGTGTTCTTTTTCAGCTGCAGCACCTCTGCCGGCTCCAAGCCCGTGTCCTCATACTCCGCCAGTCTCGCCACCAGATCATCTTTCTTACTGGTGGACCAGTAACCGGTTTTGATTCCATTTACCCGTTTCTGAGTTAATCTATTCATCACTTTCCCCTTTTCTATTCAACGGGCACCATCTCGGCGCGGTCTTAATAGTTAATTTGTCATCATGTCTCTCCGTTCTGCAAATCATAGGAGTAGGTTCGCATTTGTTTCTTGCGTACCTAGCATCATCGTGAAGGCAATAATAACGCCCCGGCCTTCCGTTCCCGTCATGAAATTCTTTATAACTGCAGTCTTTGCAATTCATTCCTGTCCTCCTTAGTATCTGTCCAGATTCTCACCGATCATATCAATCCACAAAATACTTTCTCTGGCACCGCCCGGCAGCTCTACCAGACAGAAGTATTTACTTGCCGTGGAAAGAACCTTTGCCCGTACCTTCGGCTCACATCCCTTTCGTACCTTTCCATCAATATCTCCGTACATGGAAGCTTTCACACTTCTCACGCGGATTCTGCTACCTTCCTTTGTTGATCTGCGCACCTGATCAATTCGATCCAGTGCAATGCCAAACTGGCGGCTTGCGAATAGGCAGTCTTTTTTCTTTCTTACTCCATTAACCCTCAGATACTGGCGTACCATATTCTCGCTGATTCTAATCTGGAGCGATATTTCTTTTACAGTCATTCCGTCACCATACAGCCTTAATACTGTTCTCTCCGTTTCATTCATCCTGTTATGCCTCTTTCTGGATGTATTTCAAAAACTCCACCAGCTCCGTCTCATTGTCCGGATGATGGTTATATTCTTCGTTCCTTGTCCATTTGCCGATGTTATAGGTACCTTTTTGCGGCTCCGGTCCTCCGATCAGATGGTATTCTGCGTTTCCGAAAATTCCGTAATGGGTTTTTACAGTGTACGCCTCCACGATCAGGCGGGCGCCGCATTCGAAGTCATATTTGTAAAAGGTGCTTCCGATATGCTCATCCGTGTACCAGACACCCCAAGTCTCATAACCCCGTAGCCACTCTTTTCTCTGGTCGTTGTTTTTCATCTGCGGCAGTTTCGGCTGGGTAGTCGGTTCCTGATCTGCTTCGGTCTGTGTCTTCAGCAGGAGCCTATACGCCTGCAGCATCATACAATGTTTGGTGTACGCCGCCGGTTCATTCTGTTTCCAGTCTGTCCCCATGTGTTCCAGCTGCTGCTCCTGCACCCATATCATATGTTCCAGCTGTTCCCGGTCATATTCCGGTGGCCCCTCGGTTACACCCGCTGTTTCCGGCTCCATCTGGTCGATATCGTCCTGCTGCTCTTCGGAAGCAGATTCCGTACCATCCTGCTGCCCACCCGCAGCGTCCTGGCTTCCGGCACTCCGCTGTGCTTTCTCCATCGCTATAACATTCCACATGCTCTGCACAGCCGCACACAGATAAAACCATCTGGCATTCCCCAGGCACTTTCCTGCTCCACTCCAAATCTGGATGTAGGTATCAAACATATCCACCCAGGCAACTTTCTCATTCGCTGGGTCCAGGAAGTGCATAATGGAATATGCATTGCGGAATTTCTGCTTAAACTGCTTTTCTGATTCCACCACATTCAGTACACGGTTATCGAAGTCCTGGAGAAACCACTCTTTATCGTTTTCGATTAGTTTGCGTGCCAGGGAATTCAGATAGATTCTCCGGGTTTCTGGGTCCATAGTGTCCGTTTGCTCCTGCGGGCACAGCTCCGGATAATCCTTCGTCAGCTCCTGCTGCCCCGGAATCTCCGTGTCAGATTCTGACACGCTCATATCCATCTCTGTTTCTGTGTCAGATTCTGACACAGCTTTTACATCGGCCAGCCTCACCTCATCTTTCCCGGCCAGCTCCTGCTGCTTCTCCGCTGGCAGTCCTGCTGCCTCATTCGCCACCGACACACCAATCTGACCCGTCTGGAACTTGTCCATCATCTCCGGTGCCAGGTTATTGTTGATGTGGTTGAGCTGTGCCACCTTGGTCTCTGACATTCCGGTCAGCTCTGCTACCAGCTTTCGGAGTTCCCGCCCGGAAAGCCCCGGCTCCAGTCCGATCCACTCCCGGAAGCGATCCCGCTCTTCCTGGCTTCCGGTCTGCATGGCCTTTAATAGTTCCGTCAGCCGTGTCACTTCCATCATGCGCTCCCAGTCTGACCGATTCCTAGCTCCGCAGTTGGTCAGAATCAGATTGACCTCACTCATCAGATCCCCGTCCCGCTCCACGTGCACCGGCAGCATGGCATATTCTTCATGTCCAAGTTCTTCCACCAGATACTTCACCGCTTGACGGCGACGGTGGCCTGCAATCAGCTCATACTCATCCGGTGTCTTCTTTCTTGCCAGCAGATTCTGCTTTACACCTCCGGCCAACACGATCATCTGCGCCAGTTCCTTGATGGAATCCATGGAGTAATTGTTATTTTCTGACGGAATCAGCTTTGTGTAATGAACCATTGTTACTGCAAAGCCTGCTGCCTTCTTCTCGCCTTTCCCGGCATCCTTGATTAAGTTCTCGAACAGCGCCATGACTTATCCTCTCTTTCCAGGTATTCATCCGTGAAATCTTTGTAATCCATTGCCGCCGTAGACTTTGATGCGCATTTTGCAAGCGGCTTCCGTACCTTGAGCGAATGGCTCACCGCGCCGCACCTCCGGATCAGGTTGCCGTACACCATCACATCCATGGTATTCATAACATTCTGCACAAGCTCCACCGTCTCCCGGTTTTTATAAAATGCGGTGAACAGGCATCCGGCATGGACACGTTTATCACAGAACTCACGAATCACATCTAGCGTGGTCCCCAGTCCATCCGTTGAAAAGACATCCGGGTTAAGCGGGATGATCACATCTTCCACCGCATCCATAACCACCTCGATCAAGAAACCTATTCCAGGTGCACAGTCGATGATGCAGTAATCATAATCTTTCTCATACACCCACAACGCTCTTCTCAGTGTTTCGGTGCCGCCCACCAGTTTACTTGGATCCACCGTTCTCAGGTTACTGTTGGCCGGGACAATGTCCAGATTAGGGTAACGGGTGCGCCACTTGCAGCGCGTTGGCCGTGCCCCCAGAAGCAGCTCCGTCACCGAAGCCTTTGTCAGATCATACCGTCTGTAGAAGGATGAGGCATTACCCTGCGGATCCGTGTCGATCAGCAGCACCTTATACCCTCTCACAGTCAGCTCATATGCCAGATTGACAGAGGTCACAGTCTTGCCAATCCCGCCCTTGTTGTTGTAAACAGCTATCGTCTTCATAAACCTCTCAGCTCCTCCTCTAGTTAAACGGCAGTCCTTCGTCTTCCACTCCATCCGGAATGTTCATGAACCCGTCACCAATTGGACTTGATGCTCCATAATGGGATGACTCCGCTCCATCCCGCTTTGCATCAGCAAATTCCTGTTCATCCACGATCACGTCCGTGGTGTAGATGCGCTGGCCGTCTTTGTTGGTGTAGCTGCCCGTCTGGATACGTCCGGCTACCAACACTCGCATTCCCTGACGGAAATACTTCTCCGCGAACTCACCCGCTTTCCGGAATGCCACGATGTTGATAAAATCCGCCTCCTGACTTCCGTCCTCTTTTCTGGTTCTGCGGTTCACCGCCAGCGTATATCTTGCCACTGCCATCGGCTCATTCCCCTGCGTATACCGCACCTCCGGATCTCTGGTCAATCGCCCCATAAGTACAACTCTGTTCATCATCTGCCTCCTAGCTCTGCGCTACCATTGCCCTGGCCATATCCGTGACCATTGTGTCATAATCGGTTTTGCGCTCCTCGAAATTCATAAACGTGTTCTTTTTTCCTGCTGCCTTTCCATTTGCCCGCTTCGAAGCATCATCCTGCGCCCGTGCAAACCAGGAATTCATAAAGCGCTTTGCGCCTGATCTGGTTTTCCGGTACTTCTGATTGCTGTCACACCATCCTGCCATCTTCCGGAGTTCCTGCACGCAATCTATGCCCGGATAGAGCTGCTGGTAATACACCACGTCGTTCTCCGTCACGTTGTACATGCTTCCGTCATTCAGGATAAAGGCGCCTGCAATCGGCGAGTCCGG